CGCTGGCACGCTTGCAGGGACTCGAACCCCGGACCCACTGCTTAGAAGAATCTCCTAACGAACGTATCTCAGCGCCAGTGACCCCAGTCACGTGCCTTGAGGTGCGTTTCTTTTTAAGCACCGAAAGGTGTGCGCCCCGGCATAACGAACGGCCCCCAGCGGGCTTGCTATCGCGTCCACATGGTTGCCGTTTGTACAGATCTATCCGCGCCCTATCAGCAACGTTTTTGCTAGTTGCCCGTAAACCAATCAAGGGAGCAAGGAACGCCGATCGGCACCGCTGTAACCGTTCTGATTAATTTGTGCGACCGAGTAAATAATCAACGGAAGTTCTATAGGTGTCTGCGAGTGTAATTAAACTTTCTATGTCTGGCTGATTTCTTCCGGCTTCATACCCTGCATACGCTCCTTGTGAGACTCCTAGCCTTTCGCTGATTTGTGCTTGTGTAAAATTGTGAAACGAACGCATTTCAGATAGTCGGGTAGCCCATAACGGGGTTTCCCGATTATTAAATAAGTTGAGGATTTTTCTAGGGAATTTGAACATTTTTTGCAAGGCGGCAAGGTCTTCCAGTGTGATGGGGATTTCTCCGCTTTCCATGTTTTCCAGTCTTTTCTTTGAGATGTCTGTTTTCATGTGTATAGTGTTGTAGTTGGCCCCGGAGGCCTCTCTAATGGCTTTAATAAAGTCTTTTAACTCCCAAGTGCCCTCAAAGGCTTTGGTGCCTTGTAGGGTGATTTCTTTTTCATTGTACTTCACTTTCATATCGTAACGCATTGTAAGCACCTCCAATGGTATTATACCACAGGGTGGTTTTTAAGTAAAATGATAGATGTAAAATAATTATGAAAACTAATAAACGCCCTTGACAAGCAAGGGTAGTTGTGGTAGACTAATTATTAGAAAATATCAATATTGTTCTAGGAGGAATTATCGTGTGTAAAGATGTCCTATGTAGGCGCTTTCTAACTACTGGTCAGCTCATGCAAGAACTTGGAGTTTCCCGTACTTCGCTTTTAAAATGGCGCAACGCAGGCATGCCATATGTGTCTTTGGGGACGCGCTCAGTGCGTTACAACCTAACGGACGTGTTGGAATGGCTGAGCAACCGCAAAGTGGCTCCTAGGGCCAATTCTGAGGGAAAGGAGGTGTAAAACAATGTTTGATGTCGCTGATAGGCAAATTCTTTTGGAGGTTCATTCTGGTGTTTATGTTCTGAGCATAATTCTCCATGCGCTTCCTTCAATGGCTTGTATTTTGAAGGAAGATGAAGTTCTTTGTTCTTTGTATGATGCAATGAATAAAAGGTTGTATGAGATGTATCCTGAACCTAGACTTGGTCAAGACATTGAGGAATTTATTGTGTGTGGATTTGGCCCACGAAATCTAACCACGGAGTAGAGAGGAAGCCGCCAGCCGGGGACCCCGCAAGCGGTAGCGCGGGGCAGGCGGCGGCTCTTTCCCTCGTAAGAAGTGGGGGTTAGTATTACCCCCCACTTCTGATACATGATACAAATGCCCTCAATCCCTTATGTATCATGGGCTAGTTTTGTAACACACTTGTGATACAACTTCTGATACAAATTCACTTCTGATACAAAATAGGCTCCACTTCCGATACAAATACTACTTCACTTCTGATACAAAGGTGGTGATTCAAGCTTGAATAACGTGATGGATGGAAATGCCCGTTCGTGGTTTTGCATATTTAATAACCCTAATGACCACGGCTTCCCGGGTACTCCCCAAGAGGTTTGTGATTCTATTTTGGAAATATGGATGAGGGATAATCCTCAGCGTGATTGCGCTGTCCTGTATTGCATTTCTGCTGATGGTTTGGAACACTGTCACGCCGTATTCGAAGATAAAAAAACTATGCGTTTCAGCGTTATAAAAAAGCTATTTCCTTCTATGCATATTCAACCAACCAAAGGTAACAAACAAGAGGCAGAGGACTATATAAACAAGCGCGGCAAATGGGAGGAAAAAGGCGAAAAAATTCTTGCAAAGGCCCAACACGGCGAGATAAAAGGCTATCAAGGGCAACGGCGCGATATTGATATTATTGGCCAAATGATAGAACAAGGCAAAACACCCAAAGAAATATTAGCTTCTAATTTCGCGAATTATCGTCACGAAACACACATAAGAAAAGCATTCTTCGATAAGCGTGATGCGGAAACCCCTCCTGTTCGTAATGTCGATGTACGGTATCATGTTGGTGAGAGTGGTTCTGGTAAAAGTTATGCGGCAGTTCAACTAATGGAAGTGCATGGGGAGGGCAACGTATTTGTTGTTACAAGCTATGAGATTGGTGGCTTTGATGGCTATAACGGCGAACCAATTCTATTGTTAGATGAATTCCGAGGGCATATGAAATTCTCCGTATTGATGCACGTGTTGGATAAGTACAAAGCAACGGTACATGCAAGATATGCTAATGTTAAGGCTTTATGGTCGGAAGTGCATATGTGTTCTGTTCTCCCTCCTGAGCGGTTATATTCAAAAATGGTAACTGAAAACAATGACCTAGATGCTTATGAGCAACTCAAAAGAAGAATACATACAGTAATATATCACTGGATAGACGAAGACGGAAAATACAGACAACATGAAATGCCAATGTCTGAATACATAGATTACGAAACACTTAAAGAAATTGCGGAAGATTCAATAAGGCCCGTGCAAATTCAACTTCCATTTTAGAACAAAAGGATAATGATATGACGCTACAGTCAGTCCTTGAAGAATTCTTCATCGAACAACAAATCCGGGGCAATAGCCCTAAGACTATCGGTCATTACAAGCAAACCCTCGGCTTATTTTCTGATTATGCCGGACAAGTTCTCATTGAAGAAATTACCCTTGCTTTGTGCAAGCATTACTATATTCACCTGACCCAAAAAGATATCTCTACAATCACCATGCAAACCTATATCCGCGCCCTTCGCACATTCCTCACGTGGTGCCATAACGAGGGTTATATAGCTGAAAATATCCCGGCTCGGTTCCGGCTTCCCAAAGCTCAGAAAAAGACCATTGATGTGCTGACGGATGAAGAATGCAAACGCCTATTCGCATGCTTCAACCTACGCACCCTGACCGGCTCCCGCGATTACGCCATTTGCGCGTTGATGCTTGACAGTGGCCTTCGGCTCAATGAAGTTGTAACCCTCGAAACCGGCAATGTGCATGTTGCCGCAGGCTATGTCATTGTCAACGGAAAAGGTAATAAGCAACGCTCGGTACCCCTTGGCATGCAATCCAAACGCGCCCTAATTCGTTATATAGGCCGCATTCCTCAAGGCGAACAGAAGACACCATTGTTCGTAAAAGACGCACTAACTCCCATAAAATATTGTACCGTGAAACAGTTGTTTCGCAAGCTGAAAACCCGTTCCGGCATACCTCGGCTTCGCGCCCATTTATTGCGGCATTCCTTTGCCACACGGTACTTGCAGGCCGGTGGCGACATTTACAGTCTGCAACAAATTCTTGGTCACACCAGCCTTGAAATGGTCAAACGCTATGTCCACCTGATTCCCCAAGAAGTCATTAGCAGTTTTCCAAAGTTTAGTCCCCTTGACAACCTCTCCAAAAAATGAGTAAAGCCTTGGCCTGATTGATGTTCAGGTCAAGGCTTCCGCCGCTGGCACGCTTGCAGGGACTCGAACCCCGGACCCACTGCTTAGAAG